ATACCAATATTGACTGTTTATGAAAATTCATTAAAAATAGATACATCTTTATGGGAACCAAATAATATAAATATATTAAATAATTCTAAATTACAAATAAATAATGACTCGGGACATATAAAGATATTTAAAATACTAGACGATGTTACTATTGATAGTGCTAAATTATATGAAATTGTATTGTCATTGTATGGTTTCTATAAATCAGGAGTTGATTGGAAAGCAACCTACATGGTTAATGACTCAGATGATAGTGATATACCAGGGGAAGTAATTGAATATAGTATTAAGTTTCAAGATCTTGCGGGTAATGAAGGATCAGCAATTACCGATGACACTGGTGCGACAGTTACCATTGACACCGTCCCCCCTAAAGTAACTATTGAGTCATTTAAGAGTGATAATGAGTTGGATACTTCATTAGCGACGATAAGTAATCATATAACACTTAAATTTCACACAGACGAGGCAATACTTTGGCCACTTGTAAAATTTGGTTCCAGAACCGTAACCGTTTTTAAATGTGATAATTATGAATCATCTTATATCGTCAACGAAAACTCTTTATTAGTCAATGATAATTGTTATACCACCCTTATCATATTTCATTGGTTAGATAATTGTTCGTGGTTTACAATTGTATGGGACCCGGAAAATAAAATAAATCATATACCAATATTGACTGTTTATGAAAATTCATTAAAAATAGATACATCTTTATGGGAACCAAATAATATAAATATATTAAATAATTCTAAATTACAAATAAACAATGACTCGGGACATATAAAGATATATAAAATACGAGAGGGTGTTACTGTTGATAGTTCTAAATTATGTGAAATTGTGTCATCATTGTATGTTTTCTATAAATCAGGAGTTGATTGGAAAGCAACCTACATGGTTAAGGACCCAGATGATAGTGATATATCAGGAGAACTAATTGGATATAGTATTGAGTTTCAAGATTTTGCTGGTAATAAAGGAGACACATATGTAAGTGAACTCCTTATAACAATTGATACAGTTTATCCAAATATTATGAATGTTACATCGAATATACCCGATGGTTATTATACTATCGGCGAGGAAATTGATATTAAAGTAACGTTTCAAGAATATGTGTGGGTTACAGAATTCCCTTATATAACATTAGATCTCAGTGGGACACCTATAGATGCGGCATATTCAGCGGGTTCTGGCACAAAAAACCTGATATTTAAATATATTGTAGAAGGTGGTCATAATTCTATACGCTTAAATTATGCCGGTATAGAGTCTTTAAATCTTTATGATGGGACAATAAAGGATAGAGCCGGTAATGATGCTATTTTAACTTTACCCTCATTTGGTTCAGGTAATTCGTTAGGGGATAATAAAAATATTGTGGTTGATACTATTATACCATCTTTTAACGGAATTAATACATTTGTTAGTAATAATTTCGGGTGTAATGAATGGGGTGGTTCGATATTATGGGCTAGTAGTGGGCATAAAATTACACTCGCGTTCAGTGTCAGTGAAATATTACTTCATCGCCCAGAAGTAGTTTTTAAATCAGGACCATATCCAAATAATATTATCGCCCAGTCGCGTGTTGTTTATACAAATATTAATCCAGAAAAGTTTACATGGACCGCAGAATATATTACTGATCATGACGCGGATGGTATTAAATTAGAAAACGATATGATGGACAAAGAAGGCGTGATACAATATGAGATTTCTAATATTAAAGATTTAGCATGTAACGTATTAGATGAAACGTTTTCAGGGGACGGCATCACATTTGATAGAACGCCACCCATAATTAAACACGTGACGTCATCTGTACCGAATGGTTATTATGGGAAAAATGATGAGATTACAATTCCTATAATTGTGAAATTTAATGAAAAAGTTTATATTGGAGATAATCTACCATTACCTTACATAACTCTGGATATAAATGGGGAGTATAATGTTAATTATACAAGTGGTGATGGCACCGACGAACTCATATTCAATTATAAAATTCTTGCTATCCATAATTCAGATAATCTAAATTATATAAGTGAGAATTCACTAGTTCTTAATGGTGGATTAATTCAGGATGCTGCGGGAAATAATGCTATTTTAACTTTACCTGAAATTGGTTCAGTTAATTCATTGGGAGAAAAAAAGACTATAATTGTTGATACGGTTCCACCCGAGATTATCAATGGACCCGATATTCAACTAGATGATACATCTAATTATCCGTTTGCTACAATTAATAATATAATAACACTTGCCTTCGAGATAAGTGAAGAAGTGTCTATATCACAGGTATATTTAGGTAATAGAAAAATTAGTGAAAATAACATAACCAGTGTCGATAATAAAAATTGGACCATAACTTATACCATTAACAAAAATCTTGATAACAATATAATACACGAAAAACTTGAATATACCATTTTATTTAGTGATTTAGCAGGAAATGAAGGTAATTTATGTAATGAAGTAAGTTCTATTATTATTGATACGGTTCCGCCTACAGCATATGTTTCATCTTTTAAAAGTAGTAATCGGTTTCCTACCTTGGCCACTACAGATGACACAATAACCCTTTTATTTAATACAGACGAAGTTGTAAAAGTAAACGGTGTAACATTTGGTGAGGAACATCGTAATGCGGATGATATTACTAATATACTGAGTGATGGACAAAATTGGTCAGCTACATATAAGTTGTCTTCGCCATCTGATATATCAAATGGAGGGCTTATATACACTATCGTTTCTGAGGATATGGCCGGTAATGAAGGTTCTGATATTATTATAAGTACCAATGAGTATATTATTGTTGATACTAAATCTCCAACAGTCGTCGTTAATCATTTTAGTTCAGATAATGGTATACCATATGTAAAAAAAGGGGGGGTAATAACACTAAATTTCAGCACTGCCGAAGTAATTAAGGTCCCTGAAGTATCTTTTTATATAGGTCCCGACCTAATTTATACATCTGTTATTAGTGATTGGCCTCAATCTACGCCCAGTGACGAATGGGAAATAACACATGAATTGGTTTATGATTTGCCTGGATATTTTGATATAAATTATAGTATTTCTTTCTGTGATTTAGCAGGTAATGAAACCGAAGTAAGTAATGATGCTGACGACGAAGAGAGTGTATTTCCATCAGATATGGTTTATTACGATAATACTGAACCAGTGATAGTTATTGAGAGTCCTATGGAAGGTTATATAAGTGATACACCTGATATAACAATCGTATTTTGCTCATATCGCGAAGACGGTGGACCATTAGATATTTTAGGTTTTACGGCTGATATTATAGATATTAGTAATACGTTAAACGCAAATATTACAAAAGAACTTACTACAGACGGAAACTTCAAATATATATTGAATATTAGTGAGGGGGATGTCGGAATAAATAGTTTAATTATCCCTAAACAAACATTCACAAATTTATTAGGAAATTATAATACTGATGATATAGTTTTTAATTGGTCATATATAATACCATTGACTGATAGTAACATAAAAACGGCAGTAGACAATTATATAAATGATATAGTAACGGCGCGCAAGCGATATGGTAATATAGAAACATGGGATACATCTAATATAACCGATATGTCAGAATTATTTATGAATGGGCGAAATGATATAGATACTGGAAATTTTAATGAAGATATAAGTAGATGGGTTACGTCGTCGGTAACTAATATGAGAAAAATGTTTTATAACAGTGGTTTCAATGGAGATATAAGCACGTGGGATGTATCTGAATTAATATGGGCTGATTTAATGTTTATGAAGACTTCTGAATTTAATACTGATATAAGTGAGTGGGACGTAAGCAACGTTAAAAGTATGTCCCTTATGTTCAAAGAATCGTTAAAATTTAATAGAGATTTGAGTGACTGGAATATGGAGAGTTGTACTAGGATGAGCGAAATGTTTAAGTCGGCTAAAAGTTTTAATGGTGATGTTAAAAATTGGACTACGTCAAGTGTGAAATATATGAACCAAATGTTTATGGATGCGAGCGACTTTAATCAAGATATTAGTGAGTGGGATGTAAGTAAGGTTATTAGTATGAAGGAAACATTTATGAGTGCTACCGAGTTTAATAACGGGGGTAAACCACTTTCTTGGGTGGATACATCTGAAGTAAAAACAATGTTTAAATTATTTGCGAATTGTGATAATTTTAATCAAGATATTTCAGGTTGGATTACAGAAAAGGTTACAACGATGCAACTTATGTTTGATTCTGCGGGTATTTTTAATCAAACAGTTGGTAGTTGGGATACCCAATCTCTCCAGAATATACAGGGGATGTTTACTAACGCAAAATTATTTAATAATGGTGATAATCCCGGAGAAGATAATAAATCTTTTACATGGAATACTGATAAAATCCAAGGGTCCTTATATAAAACTTTTTATAATACATGTTCGTTTAATCAGGATATATCTAACTGGAATTCTGGTCAAATAACTAATATGGCATTCATGTTTAATAATTCATTAAATTTTAATACTGATTTGGGGCAATGGGATGTACGTAATGTAGTAAATTTCCAAAGCATGTTTGATAACGCACATAAATTCAATCAAGATATTAGTAATTGGGAAACTGTTTCCGCGACGAATATGTTTAAAATGTTTTGTAACACTACCGACTTTGACCAAAATATTAATACCAATATGGGTAAATGGAATACAGGTAATGTAACCTCTATGGAATGGATGTTTAAAAATACTGATTTTAATGGTAATATTAGTGACTGGAATGTAAGTAAAGTAGAAAATTTCAGAGAGATGTTTGATAACGCACCTAAATTCAACCAAGATATTAGTAATTGGGAAACTGTTTCTGCGACCAATATGTATGGTATGTTTTGTAACACTACTGTCTTTGACCAAAACATTAATACCAATATAGATAAATGGGATACAAGTAATGTGACTTCAATGAAATGGATGTTTAAAAATACTGATTTTAATGGTAATATAAGTGAATGGGATGTAAGTAAAGTAGAAAGTTTCAGAGAGATGTTTGATAACGCGAGTAAATTTAACCAAGATATTAGTAAATGGAACATGAAAAGTGCGGTTGATATTGTTAATATGTTTAGATCCGCTCATAAATTTAATTGCGCCGGCCAAAGTATGATAAATTGGTTAGAAGATGGTGTAATAAATAGTAATTTAAAAGATTTTACAGGATTATTTAATGGGGCGACTAGTTTTAATGTTTCAGTGAAGAATTGGAATACGTATAATATTACTAATATGAGCAGTATGTTTAAAAACGCCGAACAATTTAATGGGGATTTATTAAATATAGTAGTTAGTAATGTTGATAATATGAGTGAAATGTTTAGTGGGGCTAACATGTTTGAACAAAATATTAGATCATGGAGTGTGAAAAGTACGTGTAATTTAACTAATATGTTTGCGGGACCCTCAAAAATGATTTGTAAATATCAAAATGCGGATATTTTTAATTATACTTATACGCCACCGTATGAGTTTTTCAATAAACCGTTGTTGTTATATAATTGGGATTTTAGAAGTCAAAATTATCGTAACTCGTGGAAGCATAGTCTGGATGTAATACCCGATGCTTTGAATAATTCTAAGGCTGTTATTAAAACTCACGGAGTTACAACCAGCACACATGAAAGGCGCGACGACGGTATTCATCTAAACAACGATGATTATAATAGTTTAACTAATTCAGGGGGTGTGTATATAGATTTAACGGGAATGCGTGATTCTTGTTATATATCAGGTGAAATTACTGTTGAGATAGTTGCTAAATTTGACGACGAAGTCCGAATAGGCCCTGATGGAATTAATTCTAGTAATTTATTTGATTTTTCAAATGATCAAGGGGATAGTCGTATTTACTCCAAATCAGTTAATTATGATAATAAAAAAATAGAATTAGTAATTAATAATACAAAGGATATTAGTGGTACGGTTCAGACAGAAGACGGTGCTGTAGATATGTCAGGGTTTCAACAATATGTATACACCATTGGTGCGAATGATACTCGTCTATATATTAACGACGTGAATAAATTACTAAACGTAGGCGAAATTGGGTTTGGTGTACATTTAAAAAGTAAACTCCGAGAACACTATTTATTAGGGACTAATGCTGAATTAAATGGTAATAATTATTTCCGAGGCATTATTAAGCATTTGCGTATTTATAAAGGCGTCACGTCTGTAACAGATATCTATAATGTTTGGGATGGAGGTACTCGTATAAATGACCTCACTCCGTGGACAGAATGCGATATCACGCCCCCCCTCCCTGTTATACATGAGGGTGTAACGTGTGATACCCGCCCCCCACCAAAACCGATAGTTTCTGCCAGTCGTGGTTCGTTATATTCAAAAAGGGCTTTAAATGTAAGAGTTTTCATACACGGTATTAATACGGTATAATTTAGTAGTAATATATATATATTTAAAGTTTATAAATTTGATTTAATTATTTAAAGGGTAGGGGCTTATTATAGTCCATAATGCCGTCAAAAAAGAAAATATCCATAAAAAAATCCCCAACCAAAAACCTGGATGATATTTACCAAAAGATGGAGCACAAAATACATATTTATACCAAGCCGGATACGTATGTAGGGTCGTGCGAACCAGAGCAAAACTCAACATTTATCTTTGATCCAGAAGCAAATAAAATTGCGGCAGCAGAGGTCTCCTATTCTCCTGCTTGGTACAAATGTTTTGACGAACTTATTGTTAATGCTCATGACCATAAAAAACGAATGGAAAAGTTTATTAAAGATGAACCTAAGGCTCGGCATAAACCAGTAACTAAAATTGCTGTTACAATTCATGATGATGGCGGTATTGAGTTTTATAATGATGGAGATGGAATTCATGTAGAATATCTCGAGAAACATAAGATGTACCCCGCTGAATTAATTTTTGGATCGTTGCTATCTTCCACAAATTTTGACGACACACAGGAACGGGAATGGGGGGGGCGTAATGGTTATGGTGCTAAACTCGCTAACATTTTTAGTAAGAAATTTATTATTGAGACAGTAGACCATAAAATGCGTAAAAAACTGTATCAAGAATTTTCAAACAATATGAAGACGCGCGCAGTTCCAGTGATTACAGACGTTTCTAAAAAGGAGCACCCTTACACTAAAATTATATGGTATCCCGATTACGAGCGTTTTGAAATGGACGGAAATGATGTCCAATTGCGTAATATTATTCTAAAGCGCGTGTATGATATTGCCGGCGTAACGGGTGATGATATTAATGTAACTTTCAATGGAGATTCCGTTAAAGTAAAAAATTTTCAATCATACATAGATATGTATTTGGGGGGTGAATCTGATGCGCCGCGAGCATATCAGGACAGTATTGGTTGGCAAATAGGCGCCACAGTGAGCGACGATGATGTATTTCAGCATGTATCCTTTGTGAATGGTATATATACCTCGCGAGGTGGCACACACGTAGAGTATATTGCTAATCAAATCAAGACAAAATTGGTTGAATATTTTAAGAAGAAAAAACGCATGACTATAAAACCACAAATTATTAAAAATCAATTGAAACTATTTATAAACGCTTATAAAATTCCAAATCCATCATTTGATTCACAAACCAAGGAAACACTTAAAACGACAAAAAGTAAATTTACAACTAAAGTAGAAATAACCGATCAATTTATTTCACAACTTAGTAAAACAGGTATTGTTGAAAAAATCATAAATCAGTCAGCGTTTAAAGATATCCAATCTTTGACAAAGACTGATGGTAAGAAAACAAAAAGGGTGAAAGTTCCAAAACTGTTAGATGCTAATAAGGCCGGTAGTAAAGAAAGTAAAAAGTGTACGCTTATATTAACAGAGGGTGATTCTGCCAAGACGATGGCGGTAGCAGGTCTATCAGAAGTTGGTCGTGATTATTATGGTGTATTTCCGCTGAGAGGTAAAATTCAAAATATTAGGGGGTTGACGAACCAAAGGATTTTAAATTGCCAAATTCTTAATACCATAAAAACTATTATTGGACTCCAGACAAATAAATCTTATAAAAAAGAATATGAAAAGACGCAGAAATGGCCCTTACGATATGGTAAAATCTTACTTATGACAGATCAGGATCACGACGGATCTCATATTAAAGGGCTCGTTATGAATATCTTTGATTGTCTATGGGGGGACTTGTTAGAAATGGGATTTATTTCAAGTATGGTAACACCAATTGTGAAAGTATTTAAAAAGAAGAAGGAGCAAGCTTTTTATACCCTCCAAGATTACGAAATTTGGAAAAAGGCGACTAAATCAAAGGGTTGGAGGGTCAAATATTACAAAGGGTTGGGAACATCGTCAAGCAAAGAGGCAAAAGAGTATTTCCGCGATTTAAACATTATTAAATACTTACCCGAACCAGAGCAACCATGTAAATTAGATTTGGCATTTAATTCAACGAGAGCGTCGGACCGAAAAACTTGGTTGGGAAACTATAATAAGGATTTAATTTCAGATTTTTCACAAGATGACTTAACCTTTAATGATTTTGTAGATCAAGAACTAATCCATTTCTCTCACGCGGATAATAATAGGTCAATTCCAAATATTATGGACGGATTGAAACCATCACTTCGAAAAGTGCTATTTTGTGCGTTTAAGCGTAAATTGACTTCCGAAATAAAGGTTGCCCAACTTTCAGGTTATACGAGCGAACATTCCGCATATCATCATGGCGAAGTCTCATTAGAAGGCACCATTAAAAATATGGCACAGGATTTTGTTGGTTCAAATAATGTTAATTACCTGGAACCAATCGGACAATTCGGGTCAAGGTTAATGGGAGGAAAAGATGCTGCTCAGTCTAGGTATATTTTTACAAAATTAAATAATATAACACGGTATGTATTTTCGGAGAGCGACGACGCGTTATGTAAATATTTAGATGACGATGGGCAATCTATTGAACCCGAATATTATTACCCTATTATCCCAACTATATTAGTTAATGGTTCACAGGGCATTGGTACAGGTTATTCTACAAGTATTCCAATGTATAATCCCTTGGATATCTGTGATTATATAAAAACTAGGTTGACGGAAGAAGAATCAATAATTAGTTTGGTACCTTGGTATAGAGGTTTCAAGGGAAAAATTGAATCTACCAGTTCAAGTTCATTTATTACGCGGGGAATATGTAAGATTGTAAAAAATAACACAATCAATGTTACTGAATTACCCATTGGTGTTTGGACTGAAAAATATATTGAGATGTTAGAGAAGCACTTAATTGATAGAAGTAACAAGGAAAGTGCGAGATACTATATTCGGGATATTATAGATAATTCAACAGAAGATAGTGTTAATATATTAATTAAATTAAATCCTTATACGATATCCAGTTGGAAAAACAAAATTGGAAAAGACGGTATATCGGTGCTTGAAAATAAATTAAAACTCACGTCTACATTATCTACTTCTAATATTTATGCCTTTGATGAAAATTTACAAATAAAAAAATATACTGTTGATAATATTCTTAATGAATGGTTTAACGTCCGCAAGGGAGTTTATGTGAATCGTCGGAAAATAATGCTTGAGAAACTTAAAAAGGAATTGGATATAATCAAGTATAAAACGCGCTTTATTACCGAAATAGTTGACGATGCCAGGATTATCAATAAAAAACCAAAGGCTGTAATTATACAGGAGTTAGTAGATAGCGATTATCCGAAGTTTAATAAAAGTTATGACTACTTGCTTAAAATGGATTTATACAAACTTACATATGAAGAGATAGAGAGTCTTAAAAATAAATGTGATATGAAACAATTAGAATACGACACATTGGATGGTCAGACTGCTGGGGAATTATGGGGGGTTGACCTTGATAAATTTGTTCAAAAATGGACAAGTGATTTGAAGGAATATAATAAACTTCATGATGTTGTAAAACAGCGTAAACGACTTAAAATTAAGAAGACTTAATAAAAATAATGAATGAAGATCTATTAACTACAAATCAAATTATTAATTCAAATCAACAATCTGAATTAATAGTCCCTTTACACGATAATACATTATTATATAAATTTTTTATTTCAAGCGATAATAGGGATATTAATACATATCCCAGTTGTGCGAATTTTAGTATGGATTTACCTATTGAAATAACTAACGTGAGTAATATAAAACTGACCAATATAAATATAAAAAACCGACGTCATATATTTGATAAATATAATGTTTTCGAATGGGAATATATACATGATCACGACGAAATACCAATTGAAAAAATTAATACTATTGAGAAAATAGATACATATTTTAATTTAAATAAAGTTTTATATGGATATACTAAATCATTTAAACCCGAAGATTGTAGTA